GAGGGCTGCGTCAGCCTGCTGACGTTCTGTCGGTTCGTTCGATGCACTCATCAGTACGGCTTGCACAGCAGCAGCGAGGTCGCTCTGAGGGATACCTGTGTTCGGTTTCTGATAGGCCGACAAAGCAGCCGTCAGCGCATTCTGTACGGCTGTGGTGAAGTCTGTAGAAGGAATACCGTCAACAGGCTTCTGATAGGCACTGTTCGCCTTGGCGATAGCACTCTGCACGGCTGCGGCAAGGTCGCTGGCGGGTATGCCGTCGTTAGGCTTCTGATAAGCCGACAAAGCAGCCAACAGAGCCTCCTGCACTGCCTGTGCGAAGTCGCTCGAAGGAATACCGCCCGAAGGTTTTTTGTACTTCGCGTCCCAGTCTGTCTTATTCTGACTGGTGACGTGGATCACTGAGTTCTCGATGTGACCATCCAGTTTGGTATGGTCGAGTGGCTGCTGATCAAGAATGGCTTGAATCTGCTCGCCGGTCTGTCTGAGTCTGTAATCTGCCATGATTGTATCGTTTTAATCGTTGTTATCGTTTTGGTTTTCGTTCGCGTCAAGAATCTCCTGAATCTGCTGTGCCACGTCAGTACGGGCATACAGATAGAGGTCGTCGCTCGTAGCAATCGGATGACCGTCGCAGTCGCACAGACGAACATAATCGCTGGCGATGTCGCTCTCGTCGGTGAAGGTGTAGGTCACGGGCTGGTCTTCAGCCTGGCACGGGCATGAAAAGAGTTTTGTGAATGCGGTCGCCGTGACGAAGCACAACGGCTGCTCGTTCACCTTGGTACGCTCACCGTCTTGGCAGTCTGTATCATTCAGAATCCATGTCAAACGAGCTTTTAAGAGTCCGACAATATTGTCGGTCTCGAAGATAAAAAACCAATTTCCTTGCGTGTCCTGTTTCATCTGACTTTTCTCGATAGTTATCACCGTCCGGCGCATACCGTAGATGAGCTCAAGCGTGAAGTCGATGTCGTCCATCGCCACGTCCTTGATCTCCACGAAACATTTTTGTTCAGTCCCTTGGGGGACAATTCTTAATTCTGCCATAAACTTATAATTTACATTTACAATTCGAGCGTTTTGCTGTTACGGGTTTACTTTAACAAAAAAAAAGGCGACCGCTGTCGCCTCCGAGAATTACTACTAATTTTAAATCTAAAACAACTAAAAATTACTCAAACTTAAACTATTAACTATTCACTAAAAACCTAAGAATTATGATGATTTATATAAATTTATTCCGTCTCGCGACGTAGAAAAATTACTCGTTAAATCTTGCAGCCTCCCAGATACGGCGTGAAACCAGTCCGCCCAACTTCCTGCCACCAGCATTCACCCAGCGCAGGAACTGCTCCTGAATCTCCCATGTGGCTTTGCCTACCTCGATGTAGGCTTTCAACGTGGACTTCTCGAAGTTCGCTGGTCCGCAATTATAGATAAAGTCAAGCACCGCATCAAACTTACCTTGGCTGCTGCCAATCCTCTTCACCTTGTTAGCAATAGGCTCAAACTTGGCGAGGTCTTCCCTCAGAAATTGCTCGGCTTGGTAGGCCGTAATCTTGTCGCCCTTCTTTACCCCGTTGGTGTGGCCGTATCCGATGGTCCACACGCCCGCACTATCCTGATAAGCCGAGAGCGACACGCCCTCGAACTTCTTAATCGCGTCGATTAGTCGTTGACTAGCTCTCATACAACTTCATTATTTGGTTCAATGTCACTTTTCTTACGTGGCTTTTTAACAACCCCGTCGTCCGATATGATTACGCGCTGACGCAACTTGCACGACAGGTCGCCGCACATAAAAGGGGCCATCAGTTCCACCTTTCTGCCCAGCTTGGCTATCTGCAACTTCATGTCACTACGATCATCTTCAGCCGTGCGCTTCCAATCGATGACGCTCTTTTGCAACTTTTCCATCTTTTCACGCAGTTCGTTACGATCTTTCTGGTAATAGTCGCGCTCGTGCCGAAGACCCTCCACCTTGTCGTGGGCATCTTTCAGCCAGGTGTTCGCGTCCTGGAGCATTGTCTGATACATACCTTGCAACTCTTTGGCTGCATCGATTTCGGCATTCTCGGCCTCGGCTTTCGCCTTCCGCTTCTGCCACTTCCAGGTGAAGAATGCGCCCGCACCGCCACCAACGAACAGGCCGATGAACGAGATAATTGATTCTAATGTAATTTCCATTTTTACGATGTTTACAACTTTATAAACCTCGCAAAAACGGGTTGTGGGTTTACCAATAAAAAAAAGCTCCGAGGATGGTAAGGCCTCGGAGCTGTAAGTTTCCCGTGGGGGACGCTGGATTATTAAATACGCGATCGATAAAACTTGGATTAAATAAATATTGTTTGTTTGCGCCGTGGCCCACGGGATGGTTTTATCTCTTGAATCTGAGATATATCAGGTAAATAATGACGATGCCAAGCGAACAGAAGCCAAGTCTAACCAGCAGACCTTGCCACCATGAGAGTTCTGCCGGCACCTCCTTGATCACCTCGACGGGATAAGGTATCGAGTCATGTACCGAATCCTTTTGGATCGACATCGCTTCCAGTCGCTCTATCTGTCGCTGAAGTTCTGCCGTCTTGATCAACCATGCACGCTCAGCACTCTTTAGCTGGATGCCGTACTTCGCCATCGCTGCCGAATCGAGCTGCATGATGGTCGTCTGCGTCTCGCGGATGATGCTGTCCGTCTTGTGAACGGTGTCGGTATGCCAGTGATGATTTTCATGAATTTCGGGTACTGGCACGATTTTCTGTTGTGTGGAACAACTACACAAAGCACCGATTAATATAGCCGCTATCAGCCCAAAAACAGCCCATTTCGCGATTCTGTAGATTAAAAGCGCGAGCCGCATTTCATCAGCTCGCTCTTTTGGGGTCAGGTCGTCCATATTACTCATACTAATAAAATATTAAGTTAAACATATCTCGCGCTAAATCGCAGCGCGGGTTTACCACTGCCAATCGTCAGCACTTTAATCACATTTCCTGATAAATAAACAGATAAAATCTGGTCGCGTGCCGTCAATCACACGGAGGCTCACCGTGTAACTGCATTCCTCCTCATTGTTATCACCAAAGTGCAGCACCACCATGTCGCCCACAACAGGCACCACGCCCGTCCAATTCGGCCACTGCTTGATAAACTCGCCAGTGCCGTCATCATAAAAGCTAATCTGTGTCATAATTCCTTTTTTATTTAATTTGTTAATGGTCTTTTCATTAGCGCATAGCCGTTGCCGATTTCCTTCTCATCTTGCCAAGACGACCGAATCCATTAACGGGAATCTTTGTAGGCATATACGTCAGTCCTCCAATTTGATTTCCTTGTCAATGCCTACCAGCCTGAAAGCGTGCTGGAGTTCGTGGACGTATCGGACATTCATCTTGACCATGCATTCGTCACACGGACTGCCGATAACAAGTTGTTTTTTGCCATCGCTCCAATGCAGAATACAAGCATCGCGGTCGCCTTCATGCCAGTAGCTTGCACCACCTTCACGATTGAATCCGTTAGTCTTCAGTATCGCATCAGTCAGCGGTATAGGCTCTATTTCGTCATACTCATACAGATCATTATATGCAAGCATAACAAGACCGCTGCCTATCTCTGCGACTTGTTCGTTCTGGCGATTATGGGTGTTATATACCCAGTCGTCAATCATCAGTTCTTTAGCTGTCATATCATAGTTCCTTTTATTTAATTCTTGATAAAAAGAAGAGAGCCGACACACATCAGCCCTCTTACATCATACATCTTACATCTTAGTGTTGCATCCCCTCATACCGCTCGTAGAGGTCCAATGCCATCACGATGCACTGTATCGGATCAATCTTGCAACTTTGGCTCTGGTTGGCCTTCACGGGGCGTTTATTCTCGCGGTTGTCGATTTCCAGCATCGCATTGTTGAAGCAGAACTGCCACAGCGGACTGTTCGAGTAGCTGATGAACGGCACGGGGGCGAACATCGCATTATACAGGTCTTCAGTCGGCCCGTTAAACTCGCTGTTCAACTGACTGACCACTTGCACGTAAGCGTCGGGGTTCGCTATGCCGAGGTTCGACTGAAAGTACGCCTTCAGAATGTTGATGGGAACCTTCGACTTGTACTTATCATACCCGAAGTACATGAACTGACAGCCTTTCTTCACCAGCTCGTCCAGGCGGCTAATGAACAGTTCGGGCTGGAAGGTCTTGCCAGGCGACAGGTGCATCCAACCGCCCTTCATCCATTGCTCATACAACGGATGAAGTGGCGAGTTTTCGTACTCCTCCTCGCTGATCCATACGTCGGCATCGGCAAAGAACTCCGTACCTCGTCCGCTGGGGTGCTTGCGTGCTGCCAGCCATCCGGGGCCTGACCAGTCGCCACCAAGCGAGAAGTCCAAACCCGTAAACACCACCCAGCCTTGATCGGCTGTGCATTGGTCTATGCGCATTTCCCGTTGCAAGTGCTTCATCTGGTCGCCCGTGATCCATTTCGTCACCTTGCCCGTCTGATAGACGTTGAAGTATTTTGCCATCAACTCCGGCATCTTCGTGGAGTCGCCCGCTGCCTCGGCTATCCATGCGTCGTAGCTGGAGTGCTGGACGATAATACCCAGCATGGGGTTCACCTTGCGTCGGAGTGTCGGCTTTGTCAGGATGACTTGCTCTTCACGCTCCCACTCGTCAGGTTCCAGGCACAGACACAAGCGGCGGTCATCCTCAAATGATGTGCCGCCCTTCAGTTCGCGCTCCAGTGTGCGGTGCAGAGCATCCAGCTTTTCGATGAACGGCCCCGCGCTGATAGTTCCTGCCGTGGTGGTGGTGAATGTCATCGGTTCACGACGCGGGCCCATAGAAGACTGTATGACGTTGACCAGCGAGAGCATGTCGCTCTTGCCGTTGGTATAGGCCGCGCTGCCGTACTCGTCTGCACAACACAGCTGGGCAAACATACCATCCTTCGTCTTTCCTCCGGCAGAGAGTGGGCGAACGGATGAGTCATGCACCGCCTTGTATGCCTGTCGCCAGTCGGTGACGGTCTGCGTAGAGCGGATGCGGTTGCCGTTGTCCATCTGTGCGATGAGTTGACGGGTGCGTGAATATAGCAGCTTCGCCTGGTCGCTACTATTGGCACAGCAGTATATCTCGCTGTTGTCATCCTCGAAGAAGAAGAAGATGAACTGAATGTATGCTGCCAGTCCTGTCTTGTCAGTCTTACGAGGGCCAAAGTAGGTGAAGTCGGTGCATACGCGGCGATAGTCCCAGATGATGCCGTCCTTAATGCGTTCGGTAGGCAGCAGTTCGGCCTTGTCTTCGGC